CAAAATAAGTCCATTGTAATTTGTGTATACCTGTTGAGTTTGGGGAAACTTGTATTGATTGAGTTACGCTCTCTATGATATTATTCGCATATACATATCCATCTTGGGTACTTCCATTTCCACTACCATCCGGTTCGTATACTCTAAAATCTACACCATTAAGGCTACCAATGTTCATTTCGAAATAAATATTGTAGGTAGTACCGAACTGCATATACGCATCGAGGTTTACAGTTCCACCACCAAAGTATGATGCTGAAAATTGTAGAGCCCCATCGACTACATTGATAGATGGTGATGTACCATCTGACCCAACAATTGATTGTGTTAGGGATAGGTCACCAGCCGAAGCCAAGAAATCATAATAAACATCAAGACCTGGCAGTTGAGCAGGAGTTGCTGCTTTACCAACTGTTGAATTTTCAACATCCCAAATAGACCCACTTGCCTTGTAAACCCAACTTGAATCAACTTCGATGTGAGGTGTATCTGATTCAGAACCGAATCCCTCTTGCCACGATTCTTTAACGGGATAAACATACAAGTCGTAGTCGGATGCGATTCCTCTACTTTCGACATTTTCCAATCTCAATCGGTATTGTGGTGATGTGATTTCACCATTAACAATAGAAGATGAAATGTTAGTTAGGTCAAATTGAACCAATGCTCTACTATTGCCTAATAGGGTTTTGTTGTTAGTATCGTAAAACTTACCAACTTCAAGAATTTCATCCTTACCAGTATTTTGATTCTTACGATGAGAATCTTCATAGATTGTGGTGTCTTTATTTGGATATATTCTGTAAATCATTTTCTACCTCTTAAAATAATGTTATCACCTTGCCTCTAATGTCAGCGTCTGGATATTTCAATTCAAAAATAGATGGGTCTTTTGGTGGGTAGATAATACCATTCTTCGTTGCGTCCTTCATATCATAGAAGTTGTTTGAATAGTTTCCTTCTACTTTACAATTAACTTGAAGACCCCCGACCCCATCTTTATCAGGTCTAACAACACTTTGTACACCATCAACACTATCTAATAAAACATACACATCGGTCAGTACGATTGGTCTTCCAATTTGCATTCTATCAATGTGGAAGTATTCTTTTAATTTATTAATACATTTTAAAAGAACCTCGTTTGAGTTGTAGTTTGGAAGTACAATGATTTCAAAGTCGATACCAAAGTTTACAACATATGCATTCTTAATATTCACAGCATCAGTCAAGATACGATAGTAAGACAAATAGTTTTGTAAGTTTTGTTTAGTAGCAGCATTCAAGTTCTTCAACTTCTTATTGGCGTCATATCCCAATGTATAGAAGTTGATTGCTAATTGGTTTGCGATAGGATTGTTACCATCATCCAACTTGGTGTTGATTTGCCAATCGGGAGCAACAAACGCTTTAGCAACCGAACCAAATTGTGGTGGCATTGCGTATGCTCTTAACAAGTAATCCTCGGCCGTCACCGAACGATGTTGTGCTCTAATGTATGCGGCTGCGTTGTTACGGACTTCTTCAAGTTCTTCTTCGTACTTACCACCACCGGCAGATGCTTCATTGGTTACGGCAACTGAATTTTTAATCACATTATAAACATCAGACACTAACCCAATTGATTCGTTTTCAAGTACGCGTTCTACAATTGTAGTTAGGTCTGAAGATGGTACATTATCATCTACACCATTACCCACTCTATAAGTTACGGTAAGTGTTGTGTTTGAAGGAGCCACTCCATATGTTTTAGCATACATAAAGTTTGATGGGTCAATACCTTGGTCAAGGTCACCCGTTGATGGGTATAACGCAGAACCTACATTGTCTGGGTTTGGTAGAATCTCTTCATCAGCGTTCGATGAGATGCCAGCACCAAATTGAATATCAAGTGCACCTTCATCGGTTACACGAGTCACGAATCGTTTTGGAACACGGTTTAGTTTTAATAATGCCGGAGTTTCAGTTGCATATGATGACATTGCTAATGAATAATCGGTTGTGTTTGGTACTTCTTCAAAAACAGTGTCTTGTCCAAGGTATTCTACTTTTGTCCACTCATCATCATCATCATCAGTAATTTTGATTACATCGATGAGGCCGTCATCTTCGAGTCTGATTTTATCATAAATCTTTGGAGAACCAAAATTAAAAGTTCTTGTTTTTTCAGTACCACTAACTGCCTTTACCAATTTCTTAACAAGGTAATATACCGGCTCATTTGTAGATTCATCGGTTTGATAAACTGAAACTTCAGTTGGGTCAAATGAAGATGAGAACGCAAATCTAACTTTACTGATTGTTGAGAATGTAACATTTGTATTTGATGTAGAACTTACAATCATACCTTCTTTTAGTGTTAATGCGTAATCCCAATTTGGTTTTACATTATCACCACTACCTACGGCTGGTAGTAATTGATATACAGTTAAGATTGTAGTAGCGGGAACATTTAACTTTGGAGAATATCCAAATGTTTGTGCTATATTAAACACATTTGATTTTTCCTGAGCTTGTTCAAGAATTGATTCTCTTAACTGAACATCCGTGTAATATGAAAGAACATCACCAACATATGATGCCATTTCCATAAACATCATACCAGGAGATGCCTCGTTGAAGTCGTTATAAGTTTGTGGGAAGTAATTTTTAGAAAAATCAATAAGATTCTTACGGATATCTCCAAAGTCCTTACCAATTAAACTTACATCTTTTTTAATTTTATCAGCCATTTATATACCTCAAAGAATTGATACACTACCCTGATTGGTTACGAGTATTGTTATATTTTCGTTTGCACCATTTTCTGTAATTTTGAACTTCATTGATATTGAGACCCTATTATAATCCTCTTCAACATTAATAAGTATGTTGTCAATGATAATGTAGGGTAGCCAATATTTTATATCCGCACGTAGAGATGAATCCAATGCATCACCAAGGTCTGGGGTCATTTGTTCAAATAGTAACGAGTAGACATCTGTTCCAAAATCAGGTTGAAACGGCCGTTCACCCTTTTGGGTTAATATTAAATTTTTTAGATTTGATATTGACTGTTCTTCAGTAGTGTATGAAGATTTAAAAATAGGAGTACCCCCCATTGGTAACATAACACCAATAGCAGTATTCTTCTTTAAGTCAAGAGGATTTATTTTATATTCAGGCCGGTTTCTTGCCATTATTTACCCTTCTTCTTGTCAATAGCTTTCATTAGTTGAGAATAATCTCGTGTAACTGCGTTTACAACTGCTTGCCCAGCTTCAGTTTGTTGAAGTTGTTGTGCTGATACTTGACCACCCTCTGCTGTTTGGAATGTTGCGTTTTGAGTATTAACTCCACCACCCCATGCTTGTGCTTGCGATGCATTAAACACACCACCTTGGCCATTGATACTTCTCCACTCACCACCTTGTGCGGTTTCGTTCAACATATCATTTAACAGTGACTTGTTGGTGAATGTTTGTTTGGTTTGTTGTGTAGTCTCAAAGATATGTTCTACATCAAGCGGGTCCGTTTCAACAACCATTGGTTGTGATTGTTTCATCTCTTTAAGGATAGATTCACGAATTGACTTTTCACTTTTAGCCACTTCCTTCTTCACTTCTTCCTTAATAATAAGTTGAATTGCTTTAATTAGTTTCTTTGTATCCATAGTAATAAATATAATTTATATATAATTATTGTTTCATTGTTTGTAATTGAGTTTTTACCCGAGTTATCGTAGATAATAGTTGAGGCCCACCAGCCGTTAGTGATGCGACTGGCCCACCAAGGTTGGCAGCAGCAGTTAGTTGTGGTGCTAATTGTAATAGTGCATCGGTGATTGCTTCCAACTGACTAAATATCGTGTCCATATCAGCTTTCCAACCTTTAGTAGAAATATTAACTGATTTCTTACCACTAATAAGAACTGAATCTTTCTTTGAGTTTATAATAACTCGTTCGGAGTTGATTACGATTTGTGGTTTTTCATATGAACTTACAGACACCACACCAAGACTGAACTTTTGAGATGGTTGAATTTTTATAGTTTGTTTAGAACCCAACCAAATAGATGAGTCATCTTTATTGATATCTTCTATAACAAATTTATTATAACCATTTGAAAGGCCAGCGCCGTTTCTAATAATAGTTATCGGAGATTCTGGTGTAGTTGAAGACCACGATGGTTTATTTGTTGAATCAGCGTTATCTGGTGTATATCCAAATCTTATTGAATTACCAAATCTACCTTCGTGAATGACATCTCCGGCAAATGGTTGTAATTGAGATAAATCAGATACTTCTACGAACTCTTTGTTCTTCTCATCGGTTGATGATGCGTTGTTTGTGTTAGATACACCAGCACCTGCAAACCCATATGAACCTCCAACAATAAGTCCTTGTAATAAAGTCGAGTTCTTAATTATGTTATTGTTAACATTACCTTGAAGGGCAAGTGGTGACATATAGTAGAATACCGTTTTACCCGAACCTAATCCTGATATAAAATCAGATGGTCCTTTAAACACTACCACCTGTTCACCAACAACAGGAAGTTGTTTTAAGTTTTGGCTTAATGGTTTTGCGTATATACGTTGGCTGTTTATTGCGCCAGTCTTTAATAATGCCTGTATTGAATATGGTCCGTATTTAGCATCATCTTTTAAATACACTTCAACTACTTGTGCGAATTTCATTCAGCATCTCCATCTTCTTTAGGTAGGTCTTTTTCAACCTCATCAATTGCGTCCATAAGTTGTTTCTTTTCTTCTTCTGAAAGTAAGAAACCACCCGATTCAGCTGATGTGTTGTCCTTCATCATTCGTTGAACGATTGCCGCAAGTTTGATTAGAGCATCATCGTTCCTAACGGAGATGTCAAGGTATTCCTTAATCAAAGGAACTACAACTGCAGCATCGTTCAAGTTCTTGACCATTGGTTCAAGTTGAGCAATGAGTAGTTTTATTTGTCGGTCTTTCTTTTTCTGATTGCTGTATACATCTGACATTAAATCAGCAAAAGATTTACCTTTAAAGATTTCATCATCTTTAGTCATTGAATTCCTCCACTCGGTGAGTTATTGGCAATATACCTTCTTTCATATAATCAATATATAATTCACCATAGATTGATTTCATTCGACCAACTACTTTGGTTATATATTGAGTTTGAACGCCAGTTCTCTCTCTAATAAGTATGTAAAGTGCCTTTTTGTTATAAGAATATAAATTGTCTCGTGTTCTGAATAGTTCAGTTAAAGAGTCAGCAATTTTTCTATCTCTATCTTTTAAGAATAAAGTGAATACATTGTAGTCCATATAACGAACATAGTAATCCATAAAGTCTTTGAGAGCATCCATTTGCTGCTTGTCGTAAACTTCATTAACGACATTACGATTGGTATCAATTACTTCAATACCATCACGAGCTTTCATTCTGGCATAGTTAGCATTGTTTTCGTTAAACAAATAGTTTCTTGCAATTACCGTGAAGTATGAAAATGCTCTACCATTGTCTCCATTAAATTTGTGAATCTTTTCATTTAAGAATGCAACCACATTCATCTTAACATCCTCATATGGGACATCGAAGTAATATGTCTTGTAGGTGTGGATTACATTCTCTGCTAGTTTATCAAATGGGTAGTGAATAAATCTATTGTAGATTTTGTTCTTCATTCGTTGGTCATCGCAATTGTTATATGCGTTGATAGCAATCTCTGTAATTTGTGTGAAATACCTTTTACTCTTTCTCTTCCGACCCATAGTATTGTTCTAATTCAGAGATTATTTCATATAAATTTTTAAAGATAAATCCAGTTTCATCATCGGCTTCAAACGAACCTAATTTATCAATGTCTTTCATCTTTGCCATTGAAGAGTCAATCTTCTCTGCAACATCAGCGATTACTACCTCTTGTTCCTCAATTGCGTCTTCTAATGCTTCATTCTTACGAAGGAGATTGTATGTCGTATATCCTAATAATAAGGTTGAGACTGATAATATGACTATAATTAATACCATAATTAATCTTGTACAATATCTTTAAATGCATCGAATACACTTGTCGTATTGGTGTTCGAGTTTGTAAATGCTTCAGCCAAGTTACCCTTTTTAGGTCTACCGGTTGTTTTAGTACGAGTAGATTTAACTGGATTCATTTCAGATTCCCATCTCTTATTTTCGTATATAGCAGCCATCTGGTCAGCCGTATGCATTATGAATGGGATTGAAGTGGATAGTCTATCATCGTTATTATACTTGATATAATATTCTTTGTTATTCTCATCATATAACCCATCAGTCAATCTCATACCAATCATTTCCTCTTCAGTATACTTGATACCAAAGTGTTGAAGATTGTACATAGTTCGGTCATTAAGATTCATCCAATGAATATTTGAATTAGTCTTATAGATTTTACCCTGATTCTTAACATGCCACTCCGAATCATTCTTTACATAATAATCCAACTCAGGAGTACCTAGCTTACCAAGGTCGTGGTGAAGTGCTACGAAGATAAGTGTTTCTCTATCGAACTCTTCCATAATCATACCGAGGTCTTGCCATAAGTCATACA